CAGCTCCTGCATGTACGGGTGGTCAATCGAGCGGAACACCAAGTCCGCGCCCTGCTTGGCGATAACCTCGGCCAGCGGGCCGACCTTCAGCAGATCCACCAGATTCTCGGCGCCTTCCTCGCGCTTGGTCTCGTAGCCCGGCCCGGTGTCCATTACCACGTCGTAGCGGCCAACCGATAGATCATTTTTGATGCGCTCGATCGCCTGGCCGTCCGCTCCTTGCTCCTGCGTCTTCTCGTTGAGCTTGACCATCGTGGGCGTGGAGTCCTCCCCGATGATGCGCTGCATCCGGCCCGGCTCCGGGAAATAGAACGGGATCCACTCGACCATCACGCGCCAAAGCTGGGCGATGCCGAGCGTCAGGTTGTCGTAGTACTGGAAATGCGACTGATCGGAGAGCCACTGCCGGCGCTTGATCGCGCGGCCTGAGACAACAACGCCCTTTTCATCCTGCCCCGGCTCGTTCGGCATGCCCGCCACGGCCATGAGATTCGAGCGCATGCCCTGCACGAACTCGGCAAAGCCCTGCTCGATCCCGGCGGGTGGCTGGCGCGTCGGCAGCGGAAGCAGTTGATCGCCCTGCGCGGTCGGGATGACGACGGCTTTGCCGACCAGGATCGAATAGCTCTTCTGATTCGCATCATCCCATTCCGGATGGCCGTCGGTGACGCCTTCATAGGCGGTCCACGGCGCTTTCGGGGCGAGGCCAAGCCGCTTGATCTTGGCGACCTCGCCATAATTCACCATGCGCTGTGCATCCATCATGGCTTCGACCATGCCGCGCCGGCGCACTTTGCCGTCGATGTCGCGCACGTTGCCTTCGACGCGGAAGATCGGGATGTACTGGCCCGGGATCTGCTGCCGGTCGATCACGATCAGGCCGTTCAGGCGAAACCACTCAACTTGCCGTTTGACCGAATCGCGCGAGCCTTCGATGCGGGCGCCGGCTTTCTTGAAGCGCTCGGCCACGTCGTCCAGATCGACGATCATCGCGCCATCGCTCTCGCGCCTGCGTCGCGGCAACTCGGAGCGATAGCGCGTCATCTCGGAGCCGTCAGCGGCGCGGATCGAATAGAGCTTTTCCTCGCGCTCGCGGATGCGGAAATACTCGGCCAAGCGCAGATCTTCCTTGTCCTCCCAATTCGTGCGCTCCTCGTCGCGCCCGATATCGGTCCATTGGATGTTTTTCGCGTTCGGATAGCGGCGTTTGTACTCCTGCCGCTTCATTTTCATCGACACCAAGCACCAGGTCTGGTCCGCCCCGCTCGGCATTATGGCGCTGGGGTCCATCGCCACCGTGAACGTGTTGCGGATCGGCAGGATGCGCAGGTCCTTCTGAAACGAGCGCGCATCGATGTATTCGGCGATCAACCGGAAGTAGCCCACGCCCCCAGTGATCGCGCAGTCGGCAGCCGTGTCGTAGGCCACCGACGCCTCGGAACGCGTTTCAATGTGTCGGCCGATGCCGTTGTAAATCTCGGCGATCTCGATGTCGGCGCCTTCGCCCACTGGGTGACACCGTCCCCGCGGGCGCTGCTGCTTGATATTGTTGAGCACGCGCGTCACCATCGCGCCGGTCAGGTTGATGGTGAGCTCCGGCTCATCCTGTGAGGCCGTCGTCGTGACATCGTGGTCCCACTGATCGCCTTCGACGAAAAGGGCTGCGGCTTTGGCCCGCTTGTGGTTGTCGCTTTCGTGCTCGTTGCAGATGTTCAGGCGGTCTTTGGCTTCGGCCCAGATTGCCGCATCGGTGATCGCCGCGAACTCGCGGTCTTCTTCGGTGCGGGCGGCGGCTCTATCGGTTTCAGCCACAGTAGGCCGCGCAAATCTTTTTGTGAATCACGGGACAATCGCATCCAATGCGTCGCCAGCCGTCGCCCTCTCTGATCACCACATGCACGGGATTGAGCGCATATCCGGCCTTGTGAATCGCTTCGATTGCACGCAAGCCCAGCGTGCGGCTATCCCAATCGATGTTTCCCTGAACGACAGCGGCCCCAATGATCTCGGCTAACTGTTCATGCTCAGACCACGGAAGATCCTGGCGGGCGGCGGCGCGGTCGGTTTCAGCCATTACTGTGCGCCCAGCATGAGAAAATCAGCTCAACGCGAAGGCCGCTCATGTTCGCATCCAAGAATTCGGTCCGCGATTGCGCGCGATCGGCGCATGTCCATTCGACGCCTGCGGCAGCTTCGGCGCATTGGCAAACTCAAGCCCGCGGCCGATGAGCGACAGCACGTCCACGCCATCGTCATACTTGCCGGCCGGAAACCGCATCAGTTGCGAGAAAAGGTCCGCCTTCCACGGAGCCGACTTCGGCAGGTACACCTTGCCCATCGCGCACCGCGCCTGGATCGCGCGGGCTCGCACGACCTTATCGGCGATGCTCGGCAGCCATTCGAGCCGGCACAGCGTCTCGCGCTCCTGCATGCGCTTGCGCAGAAACGGCTCGATCGCCCGCTTGATCGGCCCGGACTCGCCGAACCAGATGAGCGGCTTATAGCGCGCGATCAGATCGCATTGCCGCTCAATCCAGACATCGCTCTTGGCTTGCTCGCGCCACCAGTCGATCGCGTACAGGTCGCCGTTGAAGTCGAGTCCGAAAATGCCATGCTCGGTGAAGTCGCCCTCGCCTTCGCTCACGGCGTAGTCCGAGGCGCCGTAATAATGCAGCTGCTTTGGCAACTCAAGATAATCGTTGAAGTCGTCGCGCTGGAAAAAGTCGCCCTCTTCCGGCGCCGGGTCCTGCTGATACAGCGCATTCCACGCGCGCGGGTCGAGCTTGGCCTGCTCGACCATTTCCTCGGTGAACCATTCTGGCCATAACCGCTCGCCGGGGGCGCGGTCAAGGGGATCGGAGGCGCGCGCGACCATGGGCAGCTTCACAATAGTCCAGCGAGCGGCTTCCCGGTCCAGGATCCGCCCCCCAAGATCGTCTTCGTGCCATCGAGTTTGTATGAGAATCTGGCGCGCCCCGGGCTTGAGCCGCGGCAGGAAGTCGTTGACGTACCACTCCCACTGCTTTTGGCGGAAGCGGTCGCTGTCGGCTTCCTCGCGCGATTTGACCGGATCATCGATCAGTCCAAGATCAGCACGGCGGCCTGCGATGCCGGTACCAACCCCAGCCGCGAAGAACTCAGCTCCGGAGGCGGTTTCCCAGTTGCTGGAGGCTTGGGCGAACTCGGACAGGCCAAAGCCGAAGACGTTGCGGTATCGCTGGCTGTCAACGATGTTGCGGGCCCGCCGGCTGAAGCGCTCGGCCAGGTCCGACGTGTTGGAACAACCGAGCACCGCGGCTTGCGGCTCGCATCCGAGGAACCAGGGCGGAAACAGTACAGAAGCATACGTGCTCTTGGCGCTGCCCGGCGGCATCAGCACCATCAACCTTTCAATGTCGCCGCGCTCAACCGCCTCCAGGTGCTCGATCAACAGCAGATGATGCTTGGCCGGCGCGAATCCAAGGTCAAGATACTCAATGAAGCTCGTGAGGCTCCGCTTCGCCTGCCTGCGCGCCATCAGCTCCGCGGCTGCTTGGGCCGGTGATAATGCTGACGAGCTCCCCATCGGTTAACTCGCTTGCGTCTCGGACATTAACGGTCGCCTGCACATAGTTCGGGATCAGGCGCGCGTACAGCTTGTAGAACTCGCCCTTGTTGCGGCGCGCCCAGGTCGCCATCGCCTTGATGCCACCGATGGCATCGAAGACGGCAATGATGTTCTCCTTGCATTGGCGACCGATCTTGTCTTTCGAGCCTTTCGGACGGCCCGGGCCAGGCTTGGCAGGTGGCGGCGCTCGACCGCCTGAATTCCAGTTGCCGGCCATCAGCGCGCCCTCGGATCGTGCGACTCGCGGGCGTACCAGCGCGAAATGAAGTCTTGGCACAGCGGCGTATTGGTGAACCGCAGCGCCCCGCTCGGCGCTGGCTTCAATGGCGGCTCGTCTTCCTCGCCCAGCAGCGTCACCACGTACTCGCCGCGGTTGCGCACGTTCAGGAGTTGGCCCTTGATCCAGGACGGCGGGACGCGCAGGGAGGCTGGCTCATCGATGCGAGATTGCCACTCGGTGTCGACCGAATGCAAATGGCCAGGTGCGATTTCCACGATCGGCGTGAATCTGTTTGCCCCCGACGCGTCCGGTACCGGCAGCACGACCGCGTTCTTGGAACGCAGGCCGATGGTGCCGTTCATGCGGCTGCCTCATCGAATCGAGCCAGATCCGGCGCGTCCAGCGCCTCGGTGTCGTCCTCGTCTGGTTCGATCACGCCCGACACGTCGAGTTCCCGGCAAATCAGGTGCGGCACGGTGCCCCACAGGAACGTCTGGAAGGCATAGCCGCCGTACTCGTAGCCGCCCAACTCGACCACGTCGCCGACCTTGACCTGCGTCGGCAGGAAGGTCTTGCTGTCCCAGGTCTTGGTGCGCCGGTGCTTGTCCGGGTGGTCGTACCGCTTCGGATAGCAGCCGGGGCCGACGGCCTTGACGATGCCGCGCAGCGGCTTGGTGTGCTCGATGACCTCGAAACTAACGTGGTGATCGACCGGCAGCGGCTCGACGATCTGGTAGTCGCGCCGGCAGCGGATCGACTGGCCGGCGTCAACGATCGTGGCCGAATTCCACGACAGTTCGGCGGAGCGGCCAGAGGTTTTGATGGTCATCGGCTGATTCTGCCCCAAGTGATTGAAAT